TTTGCCCTTTTGCCCCCACCCCACGGGGGGGGTAAGTACATATATGCCACCACCAGCCCGCCCCCGCCGCTTTTCGAAGGGGGGGGGCTGGGCTGGGGGCGCCAGTTTCGGGGCACCTGGCCTGGAACCGCATAAGGTCCATTATGTAAAATTATCCGCTAAGTGTCTGATATGGTTACATTCTTGCGTTTGCGTGTATCGGCATTGTTTCCTAGTTTTTTTACCTCGTTTCCCGTCTCAGGGTCCACGTCAATTATGCGCCGGGCTTCCCGCTCTTTCTGGCGCATCTTGTCATTGGCAAGCCTAAGCGCTTCCACATAGGATTCCCCAGCTTCGATGGTATGCGTTGTTTTATCTCCATAAATCCTAGGCGCGATCTTCCCGACAAGCCATCGCCTTGCGTCAAATTTCAAGCGCGCAAGCTGTGCTTGCTCCGGGTCTATCGTTTTCTCAACGTCGCGAACGGCCTTTTCCGCAATTGCATGGGCTTGCTGTTCACGGGCGCGCGCGTATGCTTGCTGCCATCGCCCATCTAATCGCGTCAATTCGCCATGCACCACATAGCTAGAAGGGAAGCCATCCTTCCCATATAGGTCACAAAGCAATTCCCCATTGCCAACACGGCGCAGCAATTCGGGGATATATTTTTCGGGATCATATTTGGGCGGATATGGCATAAGCCAAAGGATACCTAATCCAAGCCCATAAAAAAAGCCCGGCATGAAGCCGGGCCTATTTTGGTGCCGATTCGGGCTAGATTCCGTCTCCCTCTCCCGGCTGACAGCCTCCCACTATGTCAAAGCTTTTGGCAAGCATGGCTTGCACCAAAGCGGGGAGATTCTTGCCTTTCGGCCATTTGGGAGGATCAATTCCGGCAATTCGGAGATTTAACGCCCAAAGCCGCCCGATTTCATAATTGGCTTGCCCTATCTGATCCGTGAATCGCCATGTATCAAAAGCTTTCCCCGCCACCACGTCCGAATACCCTATCTGCGCCGCAATTACCGCCGGATGCGCGGCTAGACCGCGCTTGGGGGCGCCGCGTTTTAGGGTGTTATTTTTCATGCCGCGCCCCTGACAACAAAGCCAGACTGATCACGCTTTGCTTTGCGCCCCTTTGGCAATAGCCCGACAATCACGCCTTTAGGGTCCAAATGGCGTAGATCGTGTTTATCGCCATCAATCACTGGCAAGCCCTGCCAATATTCCGGGATACTTTCAAACACTACGGCCGCATTCAAACCCCTTCGCACTACTGCCAAAACATCAGCTTTATTCTTTTCAGTGTGTGATAGCGTTAAATGATAATTTTCAGGAAGCTTGCGCGATAAACGCGATGTGATTTTTGTATAGTCGACGAATTGAAGCTTTGGGAAAGCTTCCATCAGATTAGAAAAGCGCTTGCCTTGCCTTTCACAAGATATGCCTTCAAAGGCGATATCTGTCGAACCATTCATTCTCACGCAAAGCTTCAAGCCCATTCGCTGCGCTTTTTTCTCTGCCAATTCAATTGAATGCACCACATCCGCCATATAATCCGCCCGGCTTTTCATAAACCGGCGCGCCTTATCAATCCGGCTTTTCCGAACGGAATTTAAATCGGCTTCATTTGCCACCATTCCAGCTTGCCCAGAGAACCATCCTAGGCAAAGCGCTTTGCAAGCCGCCGAAGCTTTAGGGCATAGGTTTCCCACCCCTGCCAAATCCGCTGGCGCCATGTAGTGAATAGCATTCAAATAACCAAAGCCCTGCGCTTTTATGGCTTTTGCAGAATCGAAGCTGAAAATGCGGTTTTCCATGGTTCTTCGCCCCCTCAAAACACCAAGAGCCAAACAAAAAGCCCGAGAAAGAAAGCGCAAACACCAAGATCAGCTTTGAAAGACATTGTCTTATTCCTCTTTGCGATGCGCGCATGATCACGCGACAAAACCGCAAATAAATATATTGACGAAAAATACAAGCACAAAAATGCGCTGATCAAAATTATTTTTTAGCCCTGCTTTTTGGGCTTTTTCTGGCATTGCGCTTGCATCTCTGACATTTGCGGCGCCGCACAAAGCGCTGAAATCACTAGGCTTTTATTCGCGCATAAGGCGCGAAACGGTAAGTTATTGATTTTTCATACAATTGCATTTTGATAATGATTTTTCGTCAAGTTGTTACAAAACTACCCCTCTCTAGGCTTTGTTTGGAAAACCTCATTTTAACCGGAAAATTCTCCAAGCCAATTTTTGAAAGTGCCTACTTTTTTAGGAATAGTGCTTCGCCAATTTAGCCAAAGCCAATATCAACTGCCCTGCCGCCTTTTCTTTGCTGATACCACGGCATTCCGCCCAACCACTGAGAGTGCCATGGCTCAGTACCGCCCAAGCGACCACAGGCATTGTAGTCGTCCCTATTGAACGGCTGGCCCTCAAATACGCCTCCGTGGCCCCAAGCCTCCCAGCCTGCCCCGCATAATAATCATCCCGCAGCCGCTTTGCAGCGGCATACAGCGCCTCGCTAATCATGCCCCTCGCCAGCATTACATCTGGCGCCCAATACCTCTCTGTCACAAGCGTACAGCCTTCCTGAATATCCGGCCCGAAGTCTATGCGTTCTGCCTCGAAGTTCCGGCTCATGGTCAATCTTAGATCGGGATTTCATCGTCGATCAATTGCCCCCGTCTTACCACCTTGGCCTGTGGAAAAGCAGTCTTGATCTCTGCGATAGGCGAAGCCCCTTTCAGAACCCGCCCCACCTCTTCCACCGTCCAGGCTTCCGCGTTCCACCCTTCGGCCTTAGCCCGCGCCAAGATCGCTTGGGCATGGGTATCATCCTGACAGATGCAGATGGTGCCGCGCTCCTCCTCATCAGCCCGCACAGTCACCAGAGGCCCCGGAAGCGGTTCATAGCCTGCTGCCAGTGCTTCTGCGGCCAATGCCTTCCAAGCCCTCATCATCATGGCGTCCAGTTCCGCCATATCCTCACCCGCCATTGTCGCTTGCCGGTGCATATCCTCTGCCGCCTGAAACCGCTCCCTTGTCGCGGGCGACACCAGACGCGGGAGCCTATCAAAACCCCATTTCTTTTCCAACCAAGACACCAGGGCATCCAGCGCACCCGCCTGCTTTGTTCGCCATACCCATTCGCCTTTCGCCTCTTTCAGCGGTGGGATGATTTCTTCTTTCGCCATTACTTCTTCCCATTCCAGTTGTGGTGCTTGTGTGCCTTTGGCCCCTAAGATTGGGAACCACTTAACCACTCGCGCGTGCGACTAGTGTGCCAGCACTAGTCGTACGTGCGAGTAGTGTTTCCCTTAGGGGCCATCGACTAGCACGCACACCCAAATGTGCTAGTAAAGTGCTAGTGGATGGGGTGTTTTCCACCCCACTAGCACACATTATTGGCCCTCCAAAAACGGCCTTGGCGCCACCAATTTCATCTGCGCCAGCTTCTCTGGACACACGTTATAGTTGCTGCGCTTGTGGCGATTTGCCGGGCTTGGACCGTTCACTGGGAAGATGGTGCCTTCCTCCTGCCAAGCCTGCAAGATGTTCTTGGCTTGCTGGTCTGACACCTTCCCGGTGGCGGTCAGCACTTGCCATGCGGCGCCTTCTGTGGCGGTTGGCTTGGCCGCATAGAAATAGTGCTTGCCATCCTCCATGAAGCCTTTCTGAAGGGTCTCTAGGATCGCCACACACTCTGCCATGCTGAGATTGCCAAATGGGCTTGGCGGCTCCCAGGGCAGTGCGGCGGCGACAATCTCGCCGTTCTCGATCTCGATGGCGGTCAGCTTGTACCACTCGGCTTCTTGGGCTGGCGCGTAGTTTGATTTGGCGCTGTCGATCCGAATGTAGGACCGGCGCTCATCAGCTTGCACCCCGAAGGCGCCTGCTTCCTCCGCTGTCATGGTGGTGAGTGTCAGCATTACCCGGACTGCCCCGCTAATTGAGGAAGCCCCGCGAACTCGGTCCATATCTCCGGGTGTGCTGGTGCCTTTCCTGTCATGGTGCAGGATCATCACTGCCATGTGTAGCCGCTGCGCCAGGGTGCGGAATGCTGCCACCACTTGGCGCATCGCTGTGTTATCGTTTTCTTCGCTGTCATGGAGTTCTGCCAGCGGATCGCAAACCAGAAGATCGGCCTGCTCTTCCATGCAGATGCGTTCCAGTTCCTGCATTGCCTGGGTGGGTTCGATCTGCCCGGTGCTTAGGTTCCTGGCGAACAGGGTGCCTACGCTATATGGGCCGCACCGGATGATCTGGTGCATGGCTTCGCTGCTGGCGGCTTGGGCCTTGATGGCGGCGGCATAGCGGCGCTGCTGTTCGTCTTTGTCATCTTCGGTGTTGTAGTTGACGATTGTCAGCTTGGCTTCTGGCCGGAACCCGCCAAACGGCTTGCCCTGCGCCCCCGCCAGTGTCCAGCCCACTGTCATGGATGATTTGCCGCCTGCGCCCTGGCCGCTGAGAACCGTCACCGCCCCCCGCAGCAGATAGCCTTGCACCAGCCAGGGCCGCTTGGGGATTTCGGTGGGGGAGAACTGTCCCACATCCTGCCAGAGTGCCGGGCGCGGCTTGCCATCCTCTGTGGTGGCTTCTTGGGCAGCTTGTGTGGCTTGCGCTACTGGCGCCGCCCTATCCACCTTCACAAGCCCTCTGGCGGCTCTTTCCAGCGTGTAGCGCACCTTCATCCTGAACTCTGCCTCACCCCGCCCAGGGCGCCGGAAATCCACCTTGCTGGCGTACTGGGGCCAGCCTTCCGCCACCACTTCTTCTTCTGTTGGCAGGCGCCCCAGCTTGGCTTTTAGATCGGCGACCACGGCCAGGACAGTATCGCGCATATACTGCTCGCGCCCATCCGTGATGGCGCCTTGCAGCCCCAGCGGGCCGGGCGCATGAGTCACTGGCGTTACCGCGCCCGTGCCGTGGATAACGTCTTGGCAGATCAGATCGACCATGCTGTCAGTCAGGCTTGGCAAGCCCAGATCATCCACATGGGCATCAACGTCCCAGGAGTACTGTCGCCCGCTGGCGTGGACCGAAGGCGGCGCGACAATGAAGCCGCCATCGCCCCGGATGTCCATGCCCGGCAGGATGCCCTTGCGCGTGGGAACTTTGCGCCCTGGGTGGCTGAAGAAGCGGTGGCACCCGCCGCCGCCGGTCAGTGCCACCGGGCCAGCCCCGAGTCGGGGCAAGATGTCTTGTTCGGTTGCGGCGCCAATGTCGCCATCGAAATCCGAAACTACCAGGTTACTGATGGCGCCGGTAACGATGCCCACGCCCATGGTGGGATCGGAGAACCAATCACGGACCTCTGCTTCTGTCGCCCGGCGGTTTTGGAATTGGTGCCAGGGCAGTGCGGGGATCTTCTCGCCCCGCCGCACGGGCACCACGGACCAGCCGCGACGCAGGTAGTATAGCGCCCATTCCAGGGCTGGCGCTGATAGGCTAGGTGCGGTCAGGCTCATGGCTGCTTCCCCGGATATTCCGTGTGTGGCGGGTACTCTGGGTCTTTGAGTGGGATGCACATTGTTTCCTCGTTTAGAACAAGTTGCCTTGCTCGATCTTGGTGCGGATTATTTTGGGGTTTTGGGCATCTATTTTGCGCGCCATAAGTTCTGGTATTTGGGCTGGCGCCTTGTTGCTGCCATTGTGGTTCCTGGCAATGTTGGTGCTGTCTGCTGACGCGAAAGGGCCAAGGCCCTTGCCCTGCCTCCTTCATGGCGCGGAGCATATGCACCCAAGGCTTTCTGCCTGATTTCTCCAACAGTTCCCAAGCTGCTTCGATCCGGCCCACCCAGGCACTGTTTCCTGGGGTGGCGTAAGCCCCACTGCTACCAAAGCATAGCCGGGGCCATTCATCCGCCAACCGGCGCAATCTATCTAGGCTTTCATGTAGATGCCAGACAGGCGCGACAAACTCCCTGGGCAACGGGTTCGCCTTCAGTAAGGTGTCATTGGCTTCCTCGTCGCCATCAATCACATCGGGCAAAACCGCCCAATGGGGGTGGCGCAATGCTGGCCCACACCACTCATAAAATGCTGGCCAATCTATGGAAATGCCCCGCGTCCAGGCGGAGAAGGCGCCATTATCCAGCATGACAGATGCGCCGTGTTGCAGGCACCACTTCAGATCATGCGGCGCCATAAATGATACGCAGAAATGGCGTCCAGGCATGGTGGCAAGCGCGGTTCTTGGTGTGATTGGGGTTCCGTGATAGTGCAACATCAGCCGCCCCAGCGTGATTGGTTGCCTTTAATACCGGCATCAGATTTGGCTTCTGAAAGCGCCCCATGCAGGCATTTGATGCCTCTGGTTTGCGCCAAATGCTCCCACTGATGTTTAGTAAGCCCCAGCATCCTGCCTGCCTCGCTTACGGTGTATCCCTCATTGATTAAACGCCTCATTTCTCTCTCCCGGTATCTCATCATTCCTTCGCTTGCGCGTTCCATTGGTTCCCTCTTGCTGTGAAAGTGAAGGCGGCAATCGTTTAATTGCCGCCTTGGTGTTGTTAATCTTCGGCCTCTGGTTTTGCCTTGGCTTCTTTGGCTTGGCTGCACCATTCATGGGGCCGCACCAGCACCCAGCGATACCCGCTGTGCGATGGTGCTAACCGGCATTCACCTTGCCGACTGTCAGCGGGTAGATACCACTGACACTTGGCGCAAG